CATGGACATGGAAGGCAACATGGTTGACCAGTTTGGCAATGTGAGACTGCCTACAAGACTGGACAATTTTGCAGTAACTGATCTAGAGTGGGCCACTGACATTGGTGTGCCATATGATGTGGTGGTTGTGGGACAGCTACATGTGGGCGGCACTGGCTACAACTATCCAACCTTTGCTGGCATTGACCTTGACACCGCTGAGATCATAGACGATATTACAGTGGTGCCTGCCGGCACAGATCTAACTGCTGGTCTGTTCAGCGGCCCAGGGTGGGCCAACAGCTTCAAGGCTCTGACTGTGTTTGACTTAGGTGATAGTACGACTCCGTCAATTTCAGCAGTGGTAGGCTCATACTATGATGGCAGTCACACCCATGCCATGGTAACTCTCAGTGCTGGCGCTGGCCCGCTCACTGTTGGTATTGGCGTTGATAATCACGGCAGTGACGATGTGATAGGCGAAGACATCTGTTGCGATGTTGATGGCAATGTGTATGTGATAGTGAACAACTTCTCCAACAATTACGCTGTGGTGATCAAAGGCAGTGCAGGTTCAATAGAATCTGGAAGTGCGGTATGGCAACGCCGTATTGGCGACCTTACTGGTTCCGACGACAGTTTCTACGCCACTGCTATTGCCTATAGTAGCGGTCATGTGTATGTGCTGGGACAATTCTACCAAGATAACATTGACGACACTGATGCCATGTTGATCAAGCTCGATAAAGACACAGGCAACATGATGTGGTCAAGACGCATTGGCAGTCCTGGCAGCGATGGAGTGAATTTTATTAGAGAACCAGGATGGGAAAGCAGCAGCGGCATCCATGTACAGGATGGCCTGATTGCCATATCCTTTGCTACTGAGGCTAGAACTCCAGGACTCAACAACGGTCCGTTTGAACTAAACACAGTCACACTACAGTATCCTATAGATGGTAGTTTGCTAGGAGAGTTTGGTGATTTTGTAATCACAGACTTTGAGCCTACATTTGGTAGTATCAATTACAGCATCACAGCACTGACCACTACCCTAGATGGACTTCCCTTTGCCAGTGAGTTTGCCACACTACTGGCAACCACAACCACAGTGGACACAGATTGGACCAACACACAATGGGACATGGATCAAAATCGTCAAATCTTTGAAACACAAACTTGGAAGTTCAACAACGATGGCACGTTTGATACCAAAGAGATCACACATCTGGGCGAAGTTCGAATCACTGCCCGTGTGGCACCTGATGTAATCGAACCGACTCCTGCTACTTGGGCATTCCAGAACAATGAAGGCTTGCGTTTCCCAGATGGCAGCGTTCAGTACGGTGCTTACATAGAAACAGAAATATCACTAGACGGTGGGAGTGCTGTGACAGTGTTTAATATTTTACCAAGACCACCTTTGGCGGATGGTGGCGGAAGCAGTTCACGCTTTGGTGTTAACGATCCTGTATACGATGGCAGCAGTGGCGATAATTACGTCTTAGATGGCGGCGGAGCATAAACAATGGCAAATAGAATACAATTACGTAGAGATACAGCAGGAAACTGGCAGAACATTAATCCCATACTAGCCGATGGTGAAATGGGTGTTGAATGGGATACAGGGTTTATCAAAGTTGGAGATGGCAATACATATTGGAATAACTTGGACTACAACACAGTCAGCAAGGACATTCCACAGAACAATGTCAACGTTAACAACGACTATCTTCTAACATTGTCTGATCGTGGTAAACAAGTTTACAGTTCCAATTACTCAAATTATATACTTGTTCCAACAAATGCCACTGTGGCATTTCCCATTGGCAGCACCATCACAATCATAACCAACGAATCCAATGGCGGTAGAGTCCGTTCAGATGAAGAAGACAACCCACGTATTATTGTTCCTGGAGTGGCTTATAATACCAGTGGCTACGATTTGCCTGCAGGCAGCATGGCAGCATTGATCAAAGTAGGTACTAATTTATGGTATCTAAGTGGGTACGGAATTACACAGGACTAATTAATGAGCATTATACAAGGGTTCATCGGTGCAGTATCTAATACCGTAAAGTACGAAATCGTACCAAACTATACCTCAATTGACGAAGGTGGCACCAGCAGTTCGCAAACAGTTACCTATACCATTACCACAGGCGGTGTTGCTGATGGTACCACATTGTACTGGAGCAACGCAGGTACTACCATTGCCGCAGACCTTGGTGGTTCGGCTCAGGGCTCAGTGGCCATTAGTGGAGGCACTGCAACTTTCTCTCTAACAGCTACAACAGACAACACAACTGAAGGTTCAGAAACAATAATCATTGAACTGTATAAAGATGTAGGTCGAACACAGTTAGTAGCCACAGCGGCCACGGTCACAGTTGGCGACACTAGTTTAGATCCCCCTGTTCCAGGTAGCGGCTTGTTTGTAGCAAGCAACAATACTTCGTTGAAAATTGGCGACACTTATTGGACCATAAACAGTTATGCCGTCCTTGGCAACGTTAATGCTGGAACTGCGATTATCCTTAGAGATGCATCGAACAACAGTTATAATACTACAGTTCATGACTATGCCAATGGTACCACATTTAATGTGAATAAAGTAACTGGCATGCCACAACCTATATTAGGTTGGGAGTGGAGTTTAGATGCAGCTTTTTGGTGGCCTATTGCCAGCTCTTCAGAGCCCGAACTAACAAACACTCCATGGAACTTAGGCTCAACCTGGACCATCGAATTCTGGATGAGAGCCAATGGTGTATCGTCATCCCAGCAAGGTCTAGTCTGTCAGGACGGTTGGTTTGGTAATTTACAAGGCGGTAATAGAGACAACGCTATACTTGTTGCCCTTGTTGGCGGCGATCTATCGGTTGGTTTGACCAACGGATTCGCTAATAATTATTATACAGAACCTGCACCAGGAGTATGGACACACGTTGCAGTGGTTAACACAGCAGGCACAATCAAGACTTTCTACAACGGCGTTGAACAAACCAAACGTGGATATAGTGAATCGGGCTCAGCATCATACACAAACAATTATATGCCTTTATACATAGGCCGTCTTGGTGGAGGATACGGTGGCTGGTTTGATGGAAAGATTACCAATGTACGCATAACCAATACAGCAGTATATAGTGGTAATTTTGCATCTCCAATACTACCAACACGTATTAACGGAAATACCAAATTGTTATGGACACCAACACAATACAACTTGGCCGTTGACAGTGGAGATTATGCTACTGCTATAATCAATAATAGTGTTACCTACAGCACTAGTTATCCTATTGCTAGATACGACTTTGGAACTGTTCCTACTAGCATTAACGAAGGCAGCGCAGGCACATTTAATTTTATAACCGTGGCAGTACCTGACACCACACTGTACTGGGAAACTCTTAATATATCTACAACTAATGCTGACCTTAGTGCATTGTCGGGATCATTCGCCTTGGTCAACAGTTCAGGTTCATTTAGTGTAACTCCTACAGCAGACTTTACCACTGAAGGCAGCGAATCATTTGCTGTGACTGTTAGAACCGGAGCAAGCTACACAGGAACTGTGGTAGCAACTTGCCCTCCAGTTACGGTCAACGACACTAGTATAACTCCTACAATACATGGTAGCGTGACAGTTGGCAACGAATCTACAAAAAAATATGCGGTAGTTGCTAGTGCAGGAACTTATGATATCATGTCAGGTCCGGATGCACTTGGAAATCGCTACGATGTAGGCAGTGGTTTTATTAACTCATTAGCATTTGCTCCTGATGGCATAATTGAAACCATAACTCCAGGTTGGACTGTAAGGTTTAATAACGGAGACACCCGTACTATTACATCTATTAATAATTTTGAGGGTACTTATGGATTGGTACTTGACAGCCAGTTTACCTACACAGCTGGTGATGTGTTTCCACTCACTCTCAAGAGTCCCGACTATGTGAATCGTCCATGGTATCTTGGCAATACATGGACCTTAGAATGGTGGCAAAAGGCTAACGTATCTACAGCTTCAAGTGGACTTCTTACTGTCATGTGTCAAAGAGACAGTGCCAATGCCATTGACGTATATTATCTAGGTGGTAACTTGGGACTTGCAAATACTAGTGTTGGCATAAGTGAACCCACACCAGGAGTATGGACACACGTGGCCATAGTTAGCGATGCTGGAACTGTAACAGTTTATTACAACGGTGTTTCACAATACAGTGGAATGAGAAACGTTACATTCACTGATTCAACACGTGATTTGTTCATTGGACGCCGTCAAGGTGATTTCCAATACTTTAACGGAAAACTTACTAACGTGCGTATAACAAATACCAAGGTCTATACAGGTGCATTTGTGCCTGCGGTGTTGCCACTCAAGGTGTCTGGAACCAAGCTGTTGTGGACACCAACTAACTACAGTATAAACACTGACGCTAGCGATATAGCTGCTACTATAACTAGTTACAACGGTATGGCATACGATTCAGATTACCCCAACGAGTTTGCCTACGAAGCCATACAAGTGGGCGGTGGCATACTTACCATGACCAAGAGCATCAACGGACTGAGTGTGCAGGCAGCGGCAACTAACTTTGACGGTTCGCCAGCAGCAGGTAGTTATATCAGCATTGACGGAACCATTGTTGCTTCTGACATACTAACTGGTGTAGGACAGGACATGACACGTGGGCATACCATGGTTGTGGTACGCAAGGAAACCAATACCATTGAAAGCATCAATACCTATGATACCTGGGAGACGCCTACATCAATTGAGGCTCCACTGGCCGCAGTTACAGCAGGACGTATTGTAATCATAGTTAGTTACGATGCCACAGCCTGTACAGCAACTATGCGAAATACCCTGGTAAACAGCTACGGTGCTACAGACACCACTTCTACCTGGAATTCAAACCGCAGATCGCACCTGTTTATTGGGACTAAACGATGAGACCCAAAGCAACAGAACACAAAACAAACATAAATAAGAATATTGGAGATATACTAAAATGGCGACAAAAATACAATTTAGACGCGACACAGCCAGCAATTGGTCCAGCACAAATCCTGTACTAAACCAAGGCGAACCTGGGTTTGAAACCGACACTGGCAAACTCAAAATTGGCAACGGAAGCACTAACTGGAACGGTTTACCCTACGGTGACGGCATAGTTGGCGGTGATGGCGAAATTGCCATTGGCTACCAAGCTGGCATGACCAGTCAGAGTTGCGCCGCTGTTGCAATTGGATGTCAAGCTGGCAAAACCAACCAAAGCTGTCAAGCAGTGGCAATTGGTTATCGTGCTGGACAAACTAGCCAGGATAGCGGATCAGTTGCTGTTGGTGAATACGCTGGCGAATGCAACCAAGGAACTCACTCAGTTGCTATTGGATCTAATGCTGGCGAATGCTGTCAAAGCTATGTTGCCACCGCAGTTGGACGCTCAGCAGGCGCTTGCAGCCAAGGAACAGGTGCTACAGCCATTGGACACATCGCAGGCTATTGCAATCAAGGTTATCATGCCACAGCAGTTGGCCGCAAAGCAGGTCAGTATTGCCAAGAACAATATAGTGTTGCCATTGGCGCAGAAGCTGGTCAATGTTGCCAACGTGAATACAGTGTGGCTGTTGGATACCGTGCAGGTAACTGTGATCAAGGTCGTAGCCCAGGATGGGGAGAGGGTGGTGCTATTGCTATTGGTGCTTATGCCGGCGAATGCTGTCAAGAATATCATGCTGTTGCTATTGGACGTGATGCTGGCCAATGCGATCAAGGATTTAGTGCTGTAGCAGTGGGTCGTGCCGCTGGTAATTGTTGTCAAGGACACGGTGCCGTGGCAGTGGGTAAAAATGCAGGTTATAACTGCCAAGGTCCCAACGCAGTGGCCATTGGTAACTTTGCAGGTCGCTACAGCCAAAACTGTGAAGCAGTGGCCATTGGTTATCAAGCAGCCGAATGCTGCCAGAGTTGTAATGCAATCGCAATTGGTGCTTACGCTGGTCAGTATTACCAACGCTGTGGTGCAATAGCCATTGGTGAATATGCAGGTCAAGGCTGTTGCTGTTGCTCTTGTTATGCTCAAGGTCGTAACTCCGTAGCTATTGGATCCGATGCTGGTAATCGAAGTCAGAGTTATGTGGCTGTGGCAATAGGTCGTGCCGCTGGCTACCGTTGCCAAGATACTGGTGCTACTGCTGTTGGACACATTGCAGGCTACGAATGCCAAGGATATCATGCCACAGCAGTTGGACGTAAAGCAGGACAGTATTTCCAACACCAGTATGCAGTTGCAATTGGTGCAGAAGCTGGACGCTATAGCCAGTGTAATGAAGCTGTTGCCATTGGATACCGTGCTGGTGAAAACTGCCAGTCAATAGGTGCAATTGCTATTGGTGCATACGCAGGGCAGGGTGATGTCTGCTCTTGCAGTGGCAGTGGAACCGGCTATAGTCAAGATTCATGTGGTACGCAACAACAGTACGCTGTTGCAGTTGGTTTTAGTGCAGGTAATTATTTACAAGGTCAAAGCGCAGTTGCTATTGGGCACGACGCAGGTAATAGGACTCAAGGCCAGTATGCTGTAGCTATTGGTTATCAAGCTGGTTTTGGAAATACTTGCTGTAGCTCACCACAGGGTAACTACTCAGTTGCTATTGGTTACCGAGCTGGCTATCTAAGTCAGGTTGCAAACAGTATTGCAATCAATGCCAGCATCGATTCATTGAATCCAGGCGAAGCAGGTTTGTACATCAATCCTGTACGTGAAGACACAGGCAACACTGAATACTCAGTTTACTACAACGATACAACCAAAGAACTAACATACACAGTTCCGGTTGCACTTCAGTTGCCACAGAATCTGCAAGATGGTAACGGTGATTATACATTGGTATTAGGTGACGCTGGTAAACACATTTATAAAACAGGCACTGGCGGAGTCAAGATTCCAACCAATGCTGCCGTAGCTTTACCAATTGGCAGTGTAGTTACCCTAGTTACAGGTAGTACAAACTCAACGACTATTACAGCAGTTGACAGTGGAGCAACTACACTTATACTAAGCAAGTTTGGGTCCGACGCTAGCATCAATGTTCCAGTAGACACTTATGTCACAATGCTTAAAATTGACGCAAATCGCTGGATGATCCAGACCTAATCAAATAAATAACATATAGAGGAAACTTAAAATGCCACAATTTAATATCACAGCAACTTCAGTTAAAAAAGAAGGAATGACTGTTAGCAATACAGACAAAAAACGTCACCCAAGCCCAGCTGCTTTTGACACACAAGAATTAGCACAAGCCAATGCTGACAAGTATGCTAAGAGTCTATGTCACGAAGACCACGAAGGTGTTTGGGACTGGGTTGGTCACGCTACCCCAGTTTAATCTCAAGTTGCATTAATAATGACCGTAGCAGTTTCGGCTTCTACGGTCATATAACCTTCGCAAGAAATATTCCAGTCGTCCCCGCCTGATCCATTTCCAGTCACTTCACTGTACGTGGGCACATTCATTTTAACATTTTTAGCTAGGTATTCTTTGCCATTTTCAAATACTCGCCAAACGTGATCCATTGAACCACGACCATTTTGACCTCTTGATTTGTTAAATCTTATGTGATACTTGTTCATAGTATAACTGTTTCTGATTGGGTGTTTCTTGTAGTTTGTGAAACTTTTGCTGCTGGTGTAACAGTAAGATTATAGTGTACTAAACGTGTGGGTTCGTCTATGGGATTACGAGTAACACTATGTGGCAACCAAGAATTAATAAAGTACATTGAGCCAGGTTTTGGATTAAACAATACCTTAGAACTTGCGTCAGTTATTTTATTTAAATCAGATTCTGGTAGTATAATCTGCATACGCCCTGGACGTGGGTCATGCAACATAACTTGACATCCACCTTCAGGAGCATCGATAAAATAAAATCCTGTTATTTGCGCTCCGTGATTGTGTATATGTTCTTCATGTCCGTTCCATTTGCGATGTTCTTGACACCACATTTCTTGAAAATAAACATCAAAGTTTTTCATGTCATGACCTTGGTCTTTTAATATAGCCCAAGAAGCCTCTGCAATAAAACTGGTAAATTCAGCAAGTTCTGGCTCATGAAAAAAGCCTTCAGTTTGTATAGGATGCATTGGGTTTATTGGCGGTTGATTAGTATCCATTCTTTGTTTTAAATATTTGTTGGATACGTTTTTAACCGCTTCTAAAAACTCAGGTTTTTCAATTACATAAACTGGACTGGCAAAATATTGAAGTGGGGTAAGTGTATTATTTGTCATAGTGCTTCTATTTATTAGAACAGTTAATCACTAGAAAAATTAATAAGTATAGTATGACTATCTTATATGCTTTATTCGTTACACACAGCACCCTTGCATGTGTTACCCTTTAGCTAAATATACTAAAGAGATCAGAATATGCCAATTCAAACAATTTTAATAGGTAATTACGCAAACGACGGTACCGGCGATGATTTACGCACGGCATTTGAAAAAGTCAATGCTAATTTTGCTACTTTTAGCTCAGAAGCTATTGTCAACGGTTCATATGTAGTTTCATTGGATTCCAATGGCAACTTGGTCATTCCCGGAACCATCAAAAGTAGCGGTCCTGTAAAAATTATTGCTGGCGGTGATGCATTAAACCCCAATATCAATTATGTACAAATGCAATGGGCCAGTGATGTGGATAATCCAGATACTGGAAAAAATCAATATGTATGGGCCGATGCAGATGGCGTACATATCAACACTTCACTGTTTGGTACAGAAGGAGCCATATACGATAACCGTTGGTGGTTCAAGAATACTGGAATTTTAGAATTACCAAGTTTGGCTCAATTGGTGCCGTCAGAACCTGGTAACATAGATTTAAAAGCTGGTCCAGGTGGTTGGGCAGAGCTTGCTTCAAATAATGATGGTCAATATGTGTGGGTTGACGATAATGGTGTATATATTGCAACTAATTTTATATCCTCTCCTCGCATATGGCAATTTGGGTTAGATGGTTCATTAACGTTTCCAGATGGAACAGTTCAATTAACCGCTGGCGGAGCTGGAAGTGATTTAGACTTTGGCTCATTTACAGTGCCAAGCACATACGATTTTGATCTTGGATCATTTTAAGGATTAGGGGAATATAAATGGCATTACAAATTAGACGCGGCACAGAAGCGCAAAGATTAGCATTATCTGGTGTAGATGTTCCTTCACTAGGCGAACTGTTATACACAACAGATACTAAAAAACTGTATATTGGTGACGGTGTTAGCGCCGGTGGACAAGATGCTGGATACATTTCTTCAGTGGCAGTTGCTGGGCAAGATACATTATTATCATCCGGTGATAATAATGTATTAACAGTCGTTGCTGGTACAAACATCGCACTAACTACCAACGATTCAACTAACACTTTAACGATTGACGGACCGGCAGACTTTAACGGTGGAACTATTGCCGCATTAACTGTTGGTGAAAATTATGCTGCTAATCCAACAGATTCGTTTGTGGATATTGAAGGTGGATCCAATAGATTAATGCGTATGGGCGTGAACATGTCAACTTTTGGTGTTGACATAAGTCCATTTATTCAAATTGCTGCTTATAGAGCTAGTCCTGCTAATAATAATGCTGGTCCAATGATTGAATTTAGACAATCAACCGCAGTGGAATTGGATACAGTTATAGCAAATATTAAATCAGTTGTTACGAATGTTGCTAATGGTGCAGAATCTGGAAAATTGGTATTTGGGGTTGCTGACGCCGCTAACGTTGTGTCCATTGATGGTACTGGATTTGTTGGAAATTTAACTGGTGATGTAACTGGTGATGTAACTGGCAACGTGTATGCAATTGATACATCATTGTTAGTGGATGCAACCGATAAAAAATTTAATGGCAATGTAACTGGCAATGTAACTGGCAATGTAACTGGCAATGTAACTGGCATTTTAACTGGTCATGTAATTGGCAGTGTATTTTCCGATGATTCTACAGTATTAGTAGATGGCCCATCTGGTGTGCTTAGAGGTGAACACATTGGTATACTAACTGGTGATGTGTATGGTAGATTATTAACAACGAAATTAGAAATCACAAACGATTCAATTTTATCAACTACTAACAATGGCAGTATCTTTATGAATCCAGCTGGAACTGGATCAGTTAATATTTCTAGTAATTTAATAGCCAATGGTATTCAAATATTTGGACCGTCAATAGACGGCTCAAGCGGTGACGGAGCACTACGTGTAGCTACACCAATACATACTTCTTTCAGCGTACAATCCGTAGAAGTCCACAATACGGCAGTTTCATCTGGTGGCGTTCTTTTTGCCAGAGGACGAGGAGACATTACAGCTTATCAAGCTCAAACATTCCAAACTTTACAAAATAATGATTCTATTAAAAACCTATTATTTGCTGGACATGATGGCACTGATTTTATAGTGTCCTCAGGAATTGTTGCATTAGTTGACGGTGCAGTAAGTACTGGTTATGTTCCGGGAAGATTAGAGTTTAAAACAACAAGTACTGATGGTACTGCTGTTACACGTTTGACTGTCAATAAAACCGCAGTAACCAGTGCAGTGCCTTTCAAGCTACCAGTTTATGCAGATGATGCAGCTCGTTTGGCAGCGATTGCTAGTCCTCAACAAGGTATGATGATTTTTATGCAATCCGGCACTTCTCCAGCGGCTACAAATCAAATGCAAGTATTTGACGGAACTAACTGGGTTTCACTGTAATTTAATATACAGTCCCTTGATAAATATTATATCGAGGGAACAGCATGTTGAATATTTGGACTGAAAAATCTGGCTACACATTTGGTACTATACAAGAAGGTACAATTGTCAATCTTGCACTGCCAATATCTTACTACGACCCAGGTGTTTCTTTTACAGTAATAAGCGGATCGTTGCCCCCAGGGCTTAGAATAGTAAATTCGTCTATTCAAGGGTCAGCATATGAAGTTGCCAGAGCAACCACGTTTACGTTTTGCATACGTGCAACAGATAACGGAGAACGATCTGATAGAACTTTCACTATAAATGTAGAAGGTGCAGACAATCCTGAATTATTAAACAATGAAGGATCATTGCCCGTTGGTTCAAACAACGCCTTTTTTATTTTAGATTCGTCAGTTGTTGATTTTCAAATTGATGCAATAGATTACGACACCGCAGCTGGTCAAACATTACAATTTTTTATATCCAGCGGAGATGGTACATTACCTCCAGGATTAACAATGTCCCCAAGTGGAAGGATAACTGGCTTAATTAAACCATTACTAACAATTAATAGTATAACAGACGGAAGCGGCAGTTATAACACTGACTTATACGACAGTATTGGTTACGATTTTGGAAATCGTCCAGACAATGGTTATGATAGTTTTGTTTATGATACAGTAACTTTTGATTTCAATTTGCCAATCACTACACCAAAAAAACTTAATAGAAATTATGAATTTAGGGTAAGTGTAAGTGACGGAGATACTGTTACAAAGAAAACATTTAGAATTTATGTAGTTGGTGACGACTTTTTACGTGCAGACAACACCTTAATGAATGTGGGCACTGGCGTATTTACATCAGATGGGACTTTTATAAGAAAGCCTATTTGGATAACTCCAGAAAATTTAGGAACACATCGAGCCAACAATTACTTGACTATATTATTAGACACGTACGAAGTTCCAGTCATTGGACAAGTAATTTATAGTTTAGACGCAACAAATCCTGATTCAACTATAAGCGAACTACCTCCAGGTTTACAGTTTGATGTTACAACATCTGAATTGTTTGGAGTTGTTCCTTATCAACCAGCAATTACTAGGACTTATAAATTTACAATCACTGCCACTAGATTTGGCCTTGACAATGAAACCGCTGCATCAAAAAGAACATTCATTATAAGAACATTGGGTGAGGTTGAAAGTAAGATGACTTGGTTGACCCCAAGTTCATTGGGTAGCATTGATGCAAATTATATTAGCACACTGGTAGTTTCCGCAACATCAACTATTCCAGATGCTACTATTTTATATAGAGTGACCTCAGGAATTTTTCCACCAGGTCTAACATTAGAACTCAATGGTGAAATTACGGGTAAAGTAAATCAATACAGTGATGTGTCAACTCTTGGAATGACAACATTTTCTGATGGTGTATATACTAATCAAACATTTGACGGCAACGCAACTAGTGTTGATAGAAAATTTGTGTTTACTATTACTGCACAAGATCAATACGGATACAGTGCTATAAGTAGAGAATTTACTTTAGGTATTAATACACCCAATGATAGATTGTATAGTAGTATTGTTGCTAGAACATTTATGAGTCAAGATAAACGTGCAATCTTTAATAGTTTTGTTAATGACAGTAATATTTTTACATCTAGCAGCATTTATAGACCCAATGATGAGAATTTTGGAATTCAACGAGATCTTAGAATGACCATTTACGGCGGCATAGAAACAAAAACAGCTGGAGAGTATGTATCAGCCATGGGATTAAATCACAAACGTAAACGATTTACATTTGGTGATGTAAAATCAGCTAAGGCCAAAGTTCCAGGAACAAATACAGTAGTTTATGAAGTCATCTATGTTGAAATGTTTGACCCGTTAGAAAAAGGAATAGAATATCTCAATCCAACTGTTACACGTTCACCCGATCCCAAAAAAGTAACTGTGGACAGCGGCAATGGCATCTGGGCCCTTAACACCGATACTGCCTTAATGAATCGTGCAGAACCATACTTGCCCCGACCAGATAATAGAATTACCATAGACCAAAAAAACATACATATTAGCGATCCTAGTTTTAACATACGTTTCCCCAGCTCTATATCTCTTTGGAGAGAAAGACTTAGAGCAGTTGGATTAACCGAGAGAAATTATTTGCCTTTATGGATGCGTAGCATACAGGACATAACCAAACAAGAATTAGGATTTACTTTAGCAGTTCCAATCTGCTTCTGTAATCCAGGAACTTCAGCAGATATTTTGTTGAATATAAAGTATAGTGGATTTGACTTTAAAAATCTTGACTATACTGTAGACAGATATATAATAGATTCCGTTACTGGTGAGAGTAGCGATAAATATCTAGTATTCAAAGATGACAAGGTAACCATATCATGACCAGTGCAATAAACACAGATAACATTAGCGGCACATTTCCAGTAGCCGGGCAAGACAATAATAGCCAAGGTTTTAGGGACAATTTTACAAACATCAAAGCGGGTTTAAATGTTGCAAAGAGTGAAATTACAACTTTACAAACAAACACTGCTAAATTGAATGTTGATAACGACTTTAACGGTCAAATTTTAGCCAACGCTGAATTTAATAAATTTTACGGTTCTGTTAGAAATAACGGACCAATTAGTACTAATACCAGTGTAAACGTTGAAAACGGACCTTTACAAATTTATACAATTGGAGCAAACCTCACATTGCAGTTTATTCAATGGCCCGTAAGTGATAGATTTGCCAAGATCAGAATTCACTTGAAGAGTGATGGCTCCTCTCGTATTGTTAAATTTGTTACAGAATCTGGAACAGATAGCGTATTTTATGCAACAGGATTTCCAGTTGACGGTTCTGATAAGGCAGTCACACTAGCAAATACTTCTGCACACAAAGTTGTTGAGGCTTGGACATTTGATGGTGGAATTTCAGTGTTCATGCAGTACTTGGGCGAGTTCACATTATAATATGGTAATCAATCCCCTAGTCGATGACCTGAGTGGTCTTAAAGATACCGAAGTCGAGTCTAAAATTGCCGACTTGAGCAAGAAGTATTGGTTGACTAGAAATCCTGACATACAATATCAAATCAGCTGTTTCATTCAAATTTACAAGGATGAAATGGCTATGCGACGTGCTAAAGCATGGGAACAACAAAACCAAAAGAGAAATAAAGATCTTGACAATTTAATACAAGTCAACTAAAATAGCAGTATGACTTCAGATAAATTTGGCAATGTACTCTACGATTCTACCGATATAGTGAATATGCTATATAAGGGAGATGGTGAACACTTATCCAAAGTGTTGTGCGAAAACAGCATTGACCTATCCAAACTAGCAGAAATTGCTAACATCCAACTTAATCACGTTGATCCAACATTGTATGACATTGACGTAGAGACTTTTGACAGTATTTGTCAAAATGATTGGATGATGCCCAAAGAATATAAAACATTTGATATTGCTAAATGGGTATTAGACAACTGTGAAAATCAAGATCAGCTACAACGTGTTGGTGAAGAACTGCTTGAATTTCAACGAAGAAATATGATGCCTTTACTACAATGGCTTAAATATTTCGTAGATTATTGCAGAACTAACAACGTGGTTTGGGGTGTAGGTCGTGGATCCAGTGTATCCAGTTATGTGCTATTTTTAATAGGTGTGCATAAGATAGATTCCATGAAATATAATTTAGACTGGCAAGACTTCTTAAGATAAATACTACTATAATCCAGGAGATTAATATGGCAATGAAAGAACAACAACGCAAAATTTACCGTAGTGCTAACGGTAAAGAAATTGATATTGAAAAACTAAGAAGCAAGAATGAACTAACTCCGGCAGTTGGTAATGCTCGCGTCAATGCTCGTGGTGATGAATTAGGCCCCGGTGGCAAAATTATCCGCAAGCGTGAAGAAGTAATGGCAGAATATTACAAAGGCAATCCAGCGAAAGGCGAAGAATGAACGTTGTAAAAGGTAAAATTAGACCTATCCGAGATCATATCCTTGCAGTAGATATGGAGTTTGGTGAAGTCACAACAAGTAGTGGCATTGTTTTAAAAAGCGATGACGGCAAAGATCACGGAATTAAACCACGTTGGTGTCAAGTTTGGGCTATTGGTAGCGAACAAAAAGACGTTAAAGTGGGCGAATGGATTTGTGTTGAACATGGTCGTTGGACACGTGGTCATACTGTTGAAGACGAATCTGGCAAGGAAATTGTTATTCGTCGAATTGATGCCAACGGCATTATGGTATCAGCAGACGAACCACCTTCAGACGTTTACATTCCCAAGTAACAAACGGTTAACCTAACCCAACAGGACTATTGACTAGTCCTGTTCTTACCTGTATAATATACAAAAGGAGTGATTATGAAACAATTGTGGGTAGAAAAGTATCGTCCGGCTAGAATTGACGGATATGTGTTTAGAGATGCACATCAAAAGTCACAAGTGCAACGCTGGATTAAAGAGGGAACAATTCCTCATTTGTTGTTTAGCGGTAACGCTGGTATTGGTAAGACAACACTGGCAAAGATTTTGCTCAATGAGTTGAACATAAACGACTTAGACGTTTTAGAAATTAACGCTAGTCGTGAAAACGATGTGGACACTGTGCGTACTAAGATTATCAACTTTGTACAAATGATTCCGTTTGGTGCATTCAAAGTTGTAATGTTGGATGAGGCAGATTATTTGAGTCCAAACGCACAGGCGGCATTGCGCGGCGTGATGGAAACGTATGCAACAACAAGTCGCTTTATTTTAACGTGTAACTATCCCAATCGCATTATTCCAGCATTGCACAGTCGTTGCCAAGGATTCCACGTTGAGAAAGTGGATCAGCTTGCAGTGTTTGAACGAGTTGAAACGATTCTTAAAGCAGAAAGTATTGTATATGATAATGAGACACTGGCAAATTATGTGGCCGCAACTTATCCAGATTTACGCAAGTGTATCAATTCAGTACAAATGAACAGTATGGATGGTAAATTACATCGTCCAGAAAAAAGCGATGCTGGCGAAGCAGACTACAAATTTGAGATGGTTGAGCTATTTAAGGCTGGTAAAATTGCAGATGCACGTAAACTAGTGTGCAGTCAAGCACGTCCGGAGGAAATGGAAGACATTTATCGCTGGTTGTATGATAACATCACTATCTTTGGTGATGATGCAAAACAAGAGAAAGCAATTCTTATTATTAAACAAGGTCTTGTTGATCATACACTAGTAAGTGATGTTGAAATTAACTTGGCCGCAACATTGATTAGATTGGCGCATCTATGACATATTTGGTGACTGAGAACTGCATCAAGTGCAAGCATACTGATTGTGTAGAAGTATGTCCAGTTGATTGTTTTTATGAAGGTCCTAACTTTTTAGCAATTAATCCAGACGAATGTATCGACTGTGGAGTATGTGTTCCCGAATGTCCCGTTGATGCAATTGTGCCTGACAATGATGTCGATACCAATGTAGTGTTTTGGACTGAGCTTAACGGACGGTTGAGTAAAAAGTGGCCGGTTATTACTAAACGTAAGGCAGCATTACCTGATGCTGAAGAGTGGAACGGCAAACCAAACAAACTTGATTTACTTGAAGAATGACAGAAAAAAAATCAAATTTAGCCAAAGGCAGACATAGTTATGATGCAGAAGTTGGCGGTACTCTAATACCATTCTTTAATAGGAATGTAAGCGAGTATCCTACAGAAGCAGGTGGAGTTAAGTTTGATCTGGTTCCTGTTACTAAACAAAAAGATATAATGATCAATCATGCTAGGATGTATGCCCGGCAAGAATATGATCGTATAATGGAATTGGTCAGTGTGTTAGAAAAACAAGCACAGGCCATTAAGCGTAGATTAGATATCACAGATGCAGTACACGGGGCAGTTTATCAGTTTCAACCAGTGATGGGCAATATCTATTGGCTAGTATGGGACAAACGAAAGCAACATACACTACTAACACAGAATGGACCTAACGATTGGTCTAGCAGTGCTCCAGAAGACTATGACTATCAAGCGCAAGTAAAATATATGGGCGACCATACTTGGATGGAAATAGAATGAAACAAAAATATATAGATTTGTATAATGACTTTGCTGAACGTACAGCAAAATTAAGCCATGCACGTAGATTACAAGTTGGAGCAGTTATTGTCAAAGACGATACGGTTATTAGTTACGGGTATAACGGAATGCCCAGTGGTTGGGATAACAACTGCGAAGATAAAGAATTTGAGAGTGGCGATGCGGGAGGATGGTTAACCCCTGAAGAAATTGAAACACAGTGGCCATTTGAAGAATGGGTTCCAGCACACAGTCGAAAAATGCGCTATCGTCTTAAAACTAAACCAGAGGTGCTTCATGCCGAATCAAACGCAATTGCCAAATTGGCTAAATCTAACAACAGTGGTATGGGTGCTACTATGTTTATTACCCATGCTCCATGTTTGGACTGTGCCAAACTTATATTCCAAAGTGGTATTGGCAGTGTTCTATATAGGGACGCTTATCGGGATACTGGTGGCGTCACGTTTCTGGAAAAATCAGGTGTAGAAGTTACACAAATAAAAAGGGCTCCTAAGAGCCCCTTTTAACTTATTAGTTGTCCCCGTACAGCGATAACACCTCCTTTACTGCATCGTGGCGTTCAATATCTTTATGGTCAAACTGAACTATATCGATATGTTTCATTTGTTTATTTTTGAGTAGGTTGCAAAAATTAATCAAGCCATTGTCGTTTACACGATCAGCTTGGGCTAGGTCACCAGTCACTACCATTTTAGAATTTTCTCCCAAACGTGTTAGCAACATTTTCATCTGATTTACAGTGGCATTTTGCATTTCATCAGCAATAATGTATGCGTTCTTAAAGGTTCTTCCTCGCATATAAGCGAGTGGGCTGATTTCGATAACTCCTTCCTCCAACATCTTAGCGATGTCTTGTGCTTTGTAATACTCTCCTAAGACGTCAAATATAGGACGGGTCCACGGTGCCATTTTTTCATTCAATGTACCTGGCAAAAATCCTAAATCTTCATCTACAGAAACGGCGGGTCTAGTAACTATGATTTTGTCAACTAGCCCTTCCTGATACAACTTAATACCATGCATTACTGCCAGCATGGTTTTACCCGTGCCAGCTGGACCAATAGCAAACACAATGCTTATTGATTCTTCTTGTAATTTTTGTAAGTAAGTTTTTTGGTTAGAATTACGTGCTGTCATTACTACACGTTGCTTCTTTTGGGGAAGGTATGACTGAAAATCAATTACTTTAACATCAGATGTAAAACGTTTTTTCACGCGGTTTTTACTCATCTAGTTATTCTCCTACTCTTTAATGTAAAAGTAGGACTTGTAGCGACCGCCTCGATAACTACAGAGGTCCTACACAATTACTTATACGTTTGGTGAAATAATAAACACATACTACATAGAACTTTCCTAGCTAAATACTTGAGTACAATATAGGACTCATATCCATGCGCGATATTTTAGAAGTAATTAAAAACGTAGAAAGCATCTATAACAACAATTCCAGCTTGGCTATTCTAAAGGACTTTGAAAGAGTTCTAGACGAAATGGATATGTACGTATATAAAAACTGGCAAGACGGTGAATTAGCTAGCGGACCAAAAGTAGATAGACATTGGGTTACCGCAGAATTCATGTGGGACTATGACAAAATGCCAGACCCAATTGCTGCTAAAAGATTAACAGAATTAGGCTGCAAGGTCACGTTTCAAAAAACACAAAAAGTAGAGCCGCGCAAGATTCGAACACCTGACGATTTACGTCCTGGAACAAAGAAGGGCAAGTTAGATTCCAAACCTATTTGGGTTGTAGAAATTGCAATGCCTAAAAAATTAGTATTTGATATTTTTAACGGATACATGGATCGTATTAGAGAAGAACGTTCTAGCAAAGGCCCAACAGCTGGTAATGAAGGACCAGCTGGACCAGCAGCAGCACCGGCAGCACCGCCAGCAGCAGCACCGGCAGCAGGAGCACCAGTATAATGAAAATTAATGAAGATTTAGTCGCAGGTGATTTAATAAATTTAATCAGCCACGTTTTTGAAATTGACAGCTATAAAAGCAAGATTGGCGAAGATGGAGATATAGTTGTACTGAGTTTTACTGCTGATAGTAAAGCCCCAGCAGATGATCTTGCAAGATTTTTTGAAATGGGTTACGACTTTGTGGTTGACGCCGATGCCACCAACGGTCCAGTAGACAACGGAAAATTTAAAGTGTTTGTTGAGATTGAAAGAACCAAGCACGTGCCAAAACAAATTATAGAATTATTAGACGGCGCTAGTAGATTGACTGGCAGCGATAATTGGAAGTTTAGATACTACAAGAGTTTTAAAAGTGTGCCAGCTGATTTGGAAACTTTAGAAGCAGCAATTCCCAAAGACATAGACGGTTATGATGAGAGAGTTGCAAATAATGAAATGAATAATTTTTCTAATTTCTTCAGCAGAGGGTTTGCTGAAAACGTTAGTGTATTAGAGGACGACATTAGGTTTGAAAGAGTGTTTGCTGAATCTGTTAAAATGCGTATTAAAGATTTTGATCGTAAAGATGCATTATATAATAGAATTCCAGGTGCTATCAAACTAGAATCTAAGGACATGAGTGAGATATTGTTTCTAACAAAAACGCTTGGTAACTACAATATTACAAAAATTAACAACACATTTATATTTGAAAATAATGGATACGCAGTTGCGTTGGAGATGATTTAATGGATCAATTAGGATGGATAATAAGCATAATCCCGGATGGTATTTTTATCTGGATCACTTATATTATCATCGCATTGGGTATTGGCCTATATGTAGCTAGTAAGTTAGTTACATGGATTCCTATGATGGGGCAATATAAATTGCCAGCAGAATTAGTAGGAGTTGTTTTATTATCAGCTGGCACGTATTTGTTTGGAAGTTATGGCACTGAAATGATATGGCGGGCTAGAGTTGAAGAACTTGAAGCAAAAGTAAAAATAGCAGAAGAAAAGAGTCAGCAAGTAAATGTTGTAATTCAAGAAAAAGTAGTTACTAAAATTAAAGTAGTCAAGGAAAATGTATATGTTAACAGAGAAATCATTAAAGAAGTTGCGGGCAAACAGTTGGATGCTCAGTGTGCTTTGCCTAAGTCTACTGTCAGCTTGCACGACAGCGCCAGTCGTAATGAAGTGGCCGGACGTGCCGCCGCAACTGATGGAACCCCCAGCGAAGTTAAAGCCAGTCAGCTCCTCGACAGAG